AAATGCTACAGGGTTTGGGATTCCACAAATAATAAATTAATTAAAGTTATTAATGAATGGGATGTTAAATATAATATATAAACTAAACAAGGAGAAAAACTAATGTACAAGAAACAACAAAATTATAGATGGACAAGCGGCAGTAATGACGAAACTATTACAAGAGGCGTGTCTTACGAATATACAATTGAGAATCAATCATGTGAGAGAAAAATAAATCTACCATTTAGAATAGATGCTGATTATGATTTCCACCCTGATAAAGAAGTAGAAGAAAAATTTGGTAAAACATTTTGGAAATTCTACACAAGTTCATCAGGAGCAATATCACTCGGTACAGAGGATGTATTGCACACGATAGACGCTCATATAGAGGCACTCAAAGACATGAGAGCAACTGTTAAAAGTAACCCTAACCCAAAGTTTGAGTATCAGGATTACCTAGAAAATATTGTAAAGGAGAATAACTAATGAAAACTAAAACAAATTGGATACCAGTCAAAAGAAGTGCAATCAGTAGGCGTAAAAACCTGCTGAACGCATTGGATAAAGCGTTCTGTGAACTAGATACCTTTACTCAATGGACAACAGGAACACCTGAGAACCTAGAGTATAATTGCTGTTCTAGTTGTGTTCCAGGTAGTCCGCGTGTAGAGGACGCTAAAAACTATGTAGCGTACAATATCCAGGACAAACAAGGATATAACCAGGCATACAAAGAGAACAAGGACAATACAACCTGGGATGGCTATCCAGAGTCCCATATTGGAGAATATATATATCTTCAACATAGAGGAGAATCACACGCTTCTTATAAGTTACTAATCGGCATACTAAAACAACATGGTATAACAACCGAATGGGACTGGGATTCAAATATTAAACTAAAAGTATATTTAACTAAATATGCACCATTTAATTCAGGAGTCTAGTAAGATGGACATTACAAACATAAAGGAGAATAACTAATGAGTTACTTAAAAGATTACTTAGTTGAAATTACTACAAACAAGGGCGTTTACGAAATATACGCTGATAAGGAAGATGAAACTTACCAGTATATTGCAAACAACAATATTGCATTCAAGAACGAACCTCTTAAAAAAGTTGTTATCTATAAAAGATTTGGTGATACAGATACATTTATAGAAGTAGCAACAAAAAAAAGAAGAATAAAGGAGAATAACTAATGACAATACAAGCAACTAGAGAACTAGGACGCATACCAACAAACAGTACTGGCTCAATGTCCAGGAAAACAGTCCAGGACAACGAGGGATATTATTCTATCGTACTTCTGTACAGTTATGGAACAATAGTCGGCTATTACAAAGATGGTAGATGCGTTCTTATGAGTGGCGGCTACTCAACGACTACTGCACAACACTTATCTAAATATCGTGACGAGTTTGGATTAGAACGAGGAGAAACTTTTGACTATGCTGCATTCGTTAAACGCGCTTCAATAGATGGTGTGAATGTTAAGGGAGGATGGAATAACTAATGCCTAGTATTATTGTTGACGATAAGATAGTAAGAGAAAAATTAAGTCGAGATATGTTTTATACAATTAGCGAGTTAATAGAAAACACTTTTTATGTATACATTGATGACAATGAGATAGAAAAAGTGGTGGACAAACAGATTGAAAATATAAAAAAAGAAGTAACAGGAGCATTAAGAACCATAACTAATCTGTAATCATCCTGGAGGACATTTTATTAGTTTTGTGTCCTCCTAGATTCTTACAGAATCAAACAAACAAAGAATAGGAGAATAACTAATGGATATATTTGATGAGTGGTTAGGCAGTTGCCCAATTCCATTTACTATAAAAAACGATAATGGAGTTATTAGTATTAACTTTGATGTGTCTGTACTAGAGGAGGAAGAATAATAGTGTCAAGTGTGACTTGCATAACCAGGACACATGATTACAATTAAAGTAAGGATTACATAGGAGATGCTATGAGATACCAGGTTATAAGCGTAAGTGTTTATGGAGGCACAATACGATATGAGTTTGACAACAAGCACGAAGCATTGTGCAAGGTTAGAGAACTTAAAGACCATGGAGGAATGTTTCTAGTCAAGTTAGTTGAACTAGAAGCAGCTTAAACAAACAAACAAATAAAGAGGAGGACACATTGGAGTATGAATTTATATACGACAATAAGAATAGAGTTGTTGGCGTAGTGCCGATTGATATATGCGAGGATGAGGAGGAAACAGATGCCTAATATATTTGATGAACCTAAAGAACTTAAAAAATGGTCTATTAAATTGGCTAATGCTTGTGGAGGACAACGCGTAGAAAAAACTTTAGTTATGACTAAGGTAAATCCACAACGCATAACCGAATTGATGGATGAGTTCGTTAATGACCACAATGAGAACACAATAAAGATTGCTAAACAGATGGAGGAAGAATAATTGGAAATAAAAGAACACAAGACCAGGAAACTACCTAGTTTATCAGGAAGCATTAGACTATCTAGAACCTGGACTATGGATGAAGATATAAATACTGGAAAAATTACAAACAAAAGATTGGAGTATGTGAAATTAGAATGGATGCAATAGACAAAGTAATATTTTATTTTTTTCTGTCGTTGCCTGTTTATATAGTTGGTGCGTATGTACTAGCTAACTGGCTAACTGACATGATTTATATTAGGTATCGTATTATTGAAAACAAGAGAACAAGGAGAAAAAATGCAACTACAAAAAATTGATGATGTAACTTATGTCAATGGTATCAGACTAGAAACTGAAACTATACCGACAAGCGAGATTGAGGATTCATTAAAAATCATTAAAGAGGATATGGAACTCAAAGAATTACAAAGTATAAAACTAAGAGAACGCAGAGATGAAATTATAGTTCATGCAAGGAAGCATGGATTTAGTGCAATTAAGATTGCATCTATTTTAAATGTGACAAGACAAACAGTATATGATGTCCTTAAAAGTATGGACTTCAAGAACGAGGAGGAATAATGGCTAAATTTAATTTAGAAAATTATGAAACAGTAGAAGATAGATTAAAAGCATATTGGAGCGATAACCCTGAAGGCAGAATCAGTACAGAAGTAGTGCATGAAACTGCTGATGGTACTTGTGTCACTATTAAAGCAGAAATCTATATAAAGAATACAGATGAGCATCCAGTCGCTACTGGTATAGCACAAGAAACTAAGGGACAAGGTGGTTTCGCTAATACTGATGCCTGGGTAGAAAACTGCGAAACTTCCGCTATTGGTAGAGCATTAGCTAACTGGAAATACCAGGGAGCAAAAGCACCTAGACCAAGTAAGCAAGAGATGTCTAAAGTAGGTAACAAACCTGCTGATGTTAAAGTTGAGAAACCAAAGATGACAAGTGACAAGGAAGATTTAAAGTCATTAGAAAAAGCAAAGCAAGAGTTTGCTGAATCAATAACTGAAACACCAAAGACACCTAAAGCTGACCAGATGAATATGTTAATAGATGGTTTTGAGTTAGATAAAAGTGTAGCACAACACTACAAGCGAGAAGCATTTAAGAAATCAGGATTGTCTAAAGATGTTGAGTCCTGGACTAATGATGACATGAGCAAGTTCTTAGATTTATTTGAACAAGAGGTTGAGTCAGACAAAACAGATACAGACTTAATAGAGGATGTGTTTGGAGAGGTTAAAGACCTGACACAAAACTGTCCAAAATGTGGTAAATCAGAGCATATAGAGGACAACAGAGAGAAAAAAACATCAGACCCTAAATACGCGAATATACCTAGTTGGACTTGTAGCGACTACAAGGGTAATGGTGGTTGTGGTTGGATTGCCTGGGGAGATACAGATTGTCCTCCAGAATGGCTTTAGAACAAGCAGGGTTTAGTGGTATAGAGAGATTAAAGAAAAAGTTACAAGCAAAGTATCCTAATCATAATTTCGATATACCACCAGAACCACATACAGAACATAAATCTTATTTATGCAAAGACAATAAGATATTTTATACAGACAATGAGGGTAATGTTTTTTGTGGAGGTAGGTACAAAGAGGTTGATGCTAAGAATCCTTTTGCCTGGACCTGGAGAGAATGTCATGCACTCGTTAAAAAAGCTATAAAGGAGGAGGAACAAGATGAGCTACCTTTCTAACATACTATTTTATTTAAAGAACTTTATCTTTAAGAATAGTTATACACCTAAAGAATTTAGGAGGTTTATATGCTTCATGTGTTATGAACCACACCTATTTCCACTTACAAGCAAAGACTATATGGCGTGTAACGATTGCCTGGACTCATTAAAGGAGGTTGAATAATGCCTACATACAAGGATTCATACAGTAAAAGAAATTCTGGTGATGACATGGCGGATTTAGCTATGCAAAGCTACCTAAGAAAAAACGATTGTAAAGAGTTTCACGACTATTTAAGAATAGGAACTGACCCTAAAGAAAACTTTTTAGATTTGTTTTGGTTTGCAACAAAGATATTATTGTTACCTGACTACATCCTGGTTCGTAAAGGTTATATCTTTTTCATAGAAGTTAAAGGAACAAACAAGTTAAAGGAAGATGATTACTTTAAGATACAAGAGATGGCGTTTAAAGGTTCACGATTTAAAGAAGTTAAAGTTGGTATCATGTATTTTAAATCACTTGATGCAGAACCAGTATGGATAGACCATAACAAATTAAAAGAGTATTGGTTAGACCATACAATACCAATTAAGTATTATCCTGAAAATGATTTCATGGGTAACAAAAAACCATACAAAGAATTACCTTTATAGAGGGAAGTAGTTATCCCATCCTTTATCACTAATTGTAAAAGTAAGGACACCTGGGTGCGACCAAAGTCCAGTACTAGCAGTAAAGTCTATGCTCTTATCTATTGATGGTGCTTGAAACCAAGTCCTATCACCTTGTTGCTTCATTCTTAAATGATGATAATGTGCAGTTACTAGAATCTCACTATCTCCACTAGGCAAGAATCCAAACATCTGACCTTTCCACCATGCTTCAATCTTAGCTTCTGGGTTGCCGCCACGACCACCGCTCATGTGACCATGAGTAAAGCTACAAGACTTACCCTTAATCATTAATGTCTGGTGAAATCCATCTGGTATGTTTACTTCTACTTTTCCATACCTATCTGGATTAGCAGACATTATCTCCCTGCATATTTGCAAGTGCATAGTATCAGAGTTATCTAATCTTGATGTAGCAACTTGACCTTTACTGGTCCTGGACATTTCACCATGATTACCTGGAACACCTGCAAGAACTAGCTTCGGTGCGTGTGGTAAGAATGTGTCAATCGTTTTCATAATCATTGACCTAGCCAATGCGTATTGCTCAATCAATGACAACTCAACATTGTGCGGTTGAGATTCGTAGAAGTGCGGTGTACAGTTTTCTGTAAGGTCACCTAAACCTACCATATAGATTTCATCTATCTGTACTCCAAGTTTACGCAGGTCTTTAATCCTGTTTACTCCATCTTGTAACGCTCTATCATATCTTTTGATAGTGTTCTCAACTCCATAATCTTTTTTTCCGAGTTGCCAGTCACTCATAAACCACATGAACGCTGTGTCACCTGCATTGTATTTCTTCTTTATAGGTGGTTTTCTCTTAGCTTGTTTAAATAGTTCTTGAAAATACCTGTCATGTCCAGGCTTCTTTTTTCTTACAATGCCTTTAAACGCATAAAAAGTTTCAACTGTTCCACCTTTTAGCTGTGTATTCCAAGATGATGCTCTTACACTACCTTCAATTTCGTAGTGTTCGGGGTCGAATCCCCATTCTTTTAATATAGAATCGAATTTATTTCTGTAGTTTGGGTCTGTTCCTACATGAGTAATCTCACCTAGACCAGTCTGTTCATTGACCTCTAGTCCTGGTTGCCACCCAGTCTTGTAGAAATTATTTCCCCATTCTTCTGGTATGTTAGGCACTATACCTCCTTTGCCCTGTCAACTTTATTATACAGGACAAAGAAGAATAGTAGGTTATTTAGATACTTTTTGAGTACTAGAACCACCTATTTGCTTTTTAGCGTATGTCTTTACAACAGCAAGAGCAGCAGCTCCTCCTGATAAAGCAGCTAACTGAACTGTTTCCGCTTCAATTCCTACTAATGGTGCGATAGTTAACGCTCCAATAAAGGCTTCTACGAATGTCCAAGCAACTCGTTCTAGCATATCTTTAAGTTCTTCACTCATTCTATACTCCCATGCTTCGTTCCAAGGAGTCCACCCCACATCCTTCTTGAATGTCCCATCAGATTTTCTTTTTCTTTTAGATTTTTCAAACATTAACTTATTACTCTTCCTTTAATTTTTGCATTTAAGGCTATGACTCCACCATTAATTTCTTGTAGTTTTTCATAAACACTATCAGCTAAAATCATGTGGTCTTTTGTTTTGTTATCTACTGGTTTATCTTCCAATAACTTACTTATATTTAAGTATTCTATAGATACTTTCTTACCTTGTAGCAACTGACCTGCAACTTTTGCATACATTTTCTTGTAAGCTACAGTACTTGAACCTATAAATCCATCTTTAGATATGTCTAAGTCTTGTTGAGTTTCCCCAATTATCAAACATCCAGATGTATGCTCGTCACTATTACCTGTATGAATCAATATGTAAGTAAAGTTAGGTACATCTTGTATGTGCAACATACCATAGTGAGCATTTTTATATCTCTCTGTATACTTGGCGTGAAATCCACCTGTTTTTCTAAACTTTATATCGTATGTACCTTCAGGGATACAGGTTTCGTGCATTACTTTTACTGCTTGATACTGGTCCTCTAGTGTATAACATTCAAAGACACCATCAATAAACAACAATCCATTAGTCGCATCCTTGCCGAACTGCGTTCTAAGAACTTGTAATTTCATAATTATTCCTTTCTAAAACTAATGGTCAACAACCATATAGCTAATGTAATTACTGTAGCTAGTCCTGTCACTTGTTGCGCAGAACCAGTCAATGTAAGTGTTGCAATTACTAAACCAACCAAAGTCCAACTAAGGTTCAATGTTTCTTTAAGTGCTGTTACTAACCATGACCATAACTTTTTAATCATTAACTTCTCCTAAATATGAAAGCTGCCATACTAGCTATTCTAGTCAAAATAACTGGCACTACAACCTCTTGTGCTTTTTCTCTTTGGTCTTGTGTCATGTCATCACCTATGTTTGATAGTGTGACATCTTCAAAATCTAAATCAATAAATGTTTCTATAGGGTTTTCTAAAAAAGATTCGTAGTTTACTTCTGTGACAACATCAGCAAGTGTATAGTTTTCTACATCTGCATTCTCTACAGCTCTTTCTACATATTCCTCTACAGCTTCTGCTATAACCTCATCATCTTTAACAGACTCAGCAATAATAGCTACATCTTCTGCTTCTACTTGTAGTACTTCAGCAACAACTTCTACCTGTTCTTCAGTAAGCTCTTCAACATCTGCAATAGCTTCCTCAACAACAGCTTGAACTACCTCTTGTACTTCTTCAGTAGCTTGGTCTAAATTCTGTACACCAATGTCATTAACTTGTTCTAGTACCTCAACAACTTCTTCAACAGTAGCTTCTTCAACAATAATATCTTCTACTATTTCTTCTACTTCAGCTACTTCAACAGCAACTTCTTCCTCAGTAAGCTCTAAGGGTTCTGTTTCTTCCACTCCTGGTACATCTCGTTCTGTTTTCTCCTCAACAATTTTCTGTATTGGCTCAACCAAAACTTCCTCATCAACCTTTTCATCTACAATCTCCTCCTCTACTTCATCTTGTATTGGTATTTCATCCACGACT